AATAATAATTTCGTTACTTATGGAGAATAATTATAAAAATATTATTACGGTTAAATTCGCACAAGCGGAGCAACCTAAATTTGAGGAAAAGAAAGGCAAAGGATATGTTGAATTTGGTTTAAATAATAATTATCCTGATTACCTTATAGGCTTGTATAATGAAAGTCCTAAACATGGTGCTATCATCAAAAGCAAAACTAATTATATTTTTGGTCAGGGTTGGGATGGCATAGAACAAAAGGCAAATGTTAAGGGTGAAAGCTGGAATCAAGTTACTAAAAAATGTATTTTAGACGATGAACTTTTTGGAGGTTATTATTTACAAATAATTTATAATTTATTAGGTGAAATTAAAGATGTATACCACCTTGAGTATCATAAAGTAAGAACGAATAAAGAACAAAACGAATTTCAGGTAAAAAATGATTGGTCAGATAATAAAGAAAAGCCTAGGTATTACCCTGCTTTTAATATTAACGACCCAGTAGCTAGTCAAATATTATTCGTAAAACAATATAATCCTAAATCTGATATATATCCTCTACCTAACTACTTTCAAGGATTAAATTACATTGAAAGTGATGTACAAGTAAGCCGGCATATTTTAGGAAATGCAAAAGATGGTTTTGTAGCTACAACATTAATTAACTTAAATGGTGGTGAACCAGCAGAGGAAGCAAAAGAAGCGGTTGAACGTGGAATAAAAAAGAAGTTTACAGGAAGCGAGGGGGATAGGGTTGTGATAATGTTTAACAAGTCTAAAGATAATAGTGCTGAAATATTGCCATTATCTTCTACGATGTTAACAAAGGAAGATTTCACCAATGTAAATAATTTAATTCAACAAGAAATATTCGCATGCCATCAAGTTACATCACCGAGTTTATTTGGGATTAAAACAGAAGGTCAACTTGGCGGTTCAACCGAGATAAGAGACGCCTATAAAATATTTGCCAATACATACGTTAACGAAAGACAACAAGCGATTGAGGAAGTATTTAACCAATTGTTTGACTATGTAGGTATTGAGGGAGATTATGAATTAATACCAGTTGAGCCATTAAGTTTTGAATTTAGCGAAAGCGTTATGGCTGCTAATATGACTAGGGATGAAATAAGGGAGAAACTAGGTTTAGCTTCGGAGGTTGTTGTTAATCCTACTTTAAATCCTTTAAGTAATCCTACCGAGCAGCCTATTACAGCATCAAATGATAGTATTAAAAATCTAACAGGCAGACAATACCAAAATGTAATGCGTATCGTTAGACAGTTTACAAATGGTAAGCTAACAAAGGAACAGGCTGCATTAATGTTAAAGAATGGATTTGCTTTTACTGATTCCGATGTAAATACTTTTTTAGGTTTGGACGCTGACCCTGCAACATTTTCAAGCGATGACAACGAAATGGAGTTGGTAGAAATGTTTGAAAAGTTTAGCGATGATTTAAGTGACTATGAAGTATTAAGTGAAAAGCCAGCAAATACATTTAATCACTTTGCAGAGAATAAGCAATTGAGCCAATTAGAGGCTGATATTTTGGGCTATCTCAACAAGGATAAGAGAATTACTAGCGAAGTACTTTCGCAGGTCTTAAAACAAGATATAAAGGTCATTGATGCAACCTTGAAAAGTTTAATTGATAATAAGATTATTGATGTTAAAGAAGTAAAGGTTGGTCAAGATATTATCATTGAAAGAACAAGGACAAGCATTAAAGCAGATGTGCCAAAACCTAGTCCATTAGTTTTGCAGATTGGTTATAAATATGCTTGGAGAAGCCAAATACCAGATAATGAAAGAGATAAAAAGCCGCATTTTTCAAGACCTTTTTGTGTTAAAATGATGCAACTTTCTGAAACTAGATTATGGTCAAGGGCAAGGATTGAGCAAATGAGTATGGCACTAGGGTATTCAGTATTTGATAGGGTTGGAGGATTTTGGAATAATAAAGGAACTATCGAAATACATTGCAGACATGAATGGAAGGCTTTAATAATTCAAAAAAAGAAATAAATGAGCGCAAATATATTATTCATATCAGAGAATTTAATTAAAAGCAGAACTGGAATAAGTGACGCTATTGATGGTAAACAATTAAAGCCACATATTAAGGTAGCGCAGGATTTATATTTGCAACCTGCATTAGGTTCAACCTTATATCTTCGTTTACAGTCAGGTGTAGAAGCGGACAACTTATCTAATTTAGAGAAAGTTTTGCTAGATAATTATATAACCGATTGCCTTGTATGGTATACGATGTCGCTTTTACCTTTCGGATTGGGTTATCAATTTTTCAGTAAAGGTATATTGCAAAAAACAAGTGAGGAAAGCAACGCACCAAGTAGGGCGGATTTAGAATTGATTGGAAACGAATATAAAAAAACTGCTGAATTTTACAAGCAAAGATTAATTAATTATTTAAGGGAAAACTATTTGTTATATTCTCAATACTTTAATCCTGCAACTGGATTGGATGTTATTTTCCCCGAATTAAAAGCATATACAAGTCCTATTTATTTAGGTAATGTAGTTGATGGAATAAGGGTATTTTCAAACAATGCAACCACTGATGGGGCAACAACTATTTACCATACACCGGCAGCCGGAGATAATAGCTTTTCAGTTGGTGGATTATCTAATAAAGTGGTATTGATTGCAACTAGGTCAGGACTAGTTAAGGGAATTACAAACTTACCAACTGCAAACCCAATGTATTTACAAATTGTTAATAGTGTAGTTACATTATCGACCGGAGATGTAACGCAAGCTGGCGAAGTATTTTCATTCACAATAAGATAAATTTATGGCTTATAAAAAAGCATTAATTCAAAAAGTTTTATTTCATGACCTACAACCAGTTAATAACAACAATAACAAGCCTACTGCAAAGCCATGCAATGATAGAAACGGCAAAGTTCACAACACCAAAAGAATGGCTGTTAAGAGATGAGCAGCCAGTATATCCAATAGCTTGCTTTTCGGTTAATTCGGGCAGTATAAATATAGGCAGAGAACAGGTTTTTAATGTTCAATTTTTCTTTTTAGATAAAAGCGGTAAGGAGGCAGAATTTGAAAACGATGTTATAAGTGACCAGATTCAAACTGCTTCAGATATTTTAAGCCTTATGAGAACAGGTAGAAAAGATTATTCAATAGATGATAATGTTTCCTTCAATGCTATTTCAGATAAGTACGAAGATTATTTAGCCGGAGTAGAATTAACAATTAATATTTCAACACAAAACGAATTTACAGGATGCAACGTGCCATTGTTATAGTTTTATTATTTTTATCTTTTGGATTAAAAGCGCAAGTTTACCAAGCTATGCCGCAGGCTGGATATGGACCTGTAAAAAGGTTTTTAACTGATAGTGTTTTAACTATTCCAACTGGTATAAATTCTTTAAGAAATATTACTGGTGGAAGGGATGCGGGGCAAATAAGATGGAATACAACCGATAGTGGTTTTTATGTTTATAGTGGTACACAATGGATTAAAATAAATATTGATAGTGTTTCATTAAGTAATCGAATTAATGGCAAATTAAATATAAGTGATACTGCTACAATGTTATCTGCTTACTTAAGAAAAGGAGATACTTTAAGCCTTTCAAATAGAATCAATTTAAGGGTTAAATACAGCGATACGGCAGCCATGCTTTCAGCTTATTTACTGAAATTAGATACTGCAAGTTTATCGGATAGGATTAATAAAAAAATGGATAGTTTAATATTGACTACCATTGGAACTGGAGGATTAGCAACCTTATTAGGTACTACTTTAAACATACCTAATTATGGAGGTGCTTTAACTGGCTATGTGCCGTATAGTGGCGCTACAAATAATGTTACTTTAGGAAGTTATAATTTAACCGGAACTTTATTAAATGCAGATTATTCTTTACAAATAAAAAATGAAGTTGGTGCAGGTGGTGCTTCTACTTTAGGTTATACTTCAATAAGTTCTAACAATAGTGGATACTATTTTTATACTAGTTATACTGGCGGTCAAAAGGGTGCTTATTTTAATTACCCAACTAGCGGCACTACTTTCTCTTATAACTTGCCAGTTCGTGCTGGTACTTTAGCATTGGTAGAAGATACAGTTAGTTTATCAAATAGAATCAATTCAAAAATAGGGGCAAGCGATACAGTTTCTTTAAGCAATAGAATTAATTTAAAAGTAAATATTTCAGATACTGCTTCTATGCTTTCACCTTATTTAAGAAAAGCAGATACAAGTTCTTTGAGTAATAGGATTAATTTAAAATTAAATGCTAGCGATACTGCAAGCCTATCTAATAGAATTGATTTAAGAGTTAAATACTCTGATACTGCATCTATGTTAAGTGGGTATCAAAGTGCAATAAATGCACGTGTTAAATATAGCGATACTGCCGCTATGTTAGACCCTTATTTAACGGCTGCGGTTACGAGTGTAGGGTTATCAATGCCAGTTGCTTTTAGTGTTGCAAATAGCCCTATAACAAGCACAGGAACGCTTGCAGTTAGTGCTATCGGTACGGCTGCACAATATATTCGTGGAGATGGTCAACTAGCTACTTTGCCAAGTGGTTCAAGTGGTGGAAGTTCAGTTGATTATTATTTAAATGGCGGTACAAGTCAAGGAACTATTGGCGGAAGTACTTATTACGAAATGAGTAAAGATGCGGTAATAGGAACGAACGCAGATTTTAATAGAACGAATGCACAAGGCAATGGGTTGATAGCGCAATTTATTACCGATGCTGGAGACCCTAATAGAATTGAAATACCAACTGGTGCTTGGAATTTTGAATTATTTTTTAACGCTTCAAGTTCTGGCGGCTCACCATCTTATTATATTGAATTATTAAAATACAATGGAACTACTTTTACATCTATTGCTTCAGGTTCGGCAGTCCCTGAAAGAATTACAACCGGAACAACTACTGATTTATATTTAAGTTCTTTAGCAGTACCATATACAACGTTATTAGTAACTGATAGATTAGTAATAAGGGTTTACGTTGTTACAAGTGGTAGGACAATTACGCTTCATACACAGGATGGGCATTTATGTTTAATTACAACTACATTTGCCGGTGGTGTAAGTTCATTAAATGGCTTAACTGCAAATACACAATATTTAGCAGTAGGAACTAGCGGTACTGATTTTGCAATTAACAGTTTAGTTGATACACATACTTTTAATTTACCTACTGCTTCTGCAACAAATAGGGGTGCTTTGTCAAGTGCTGACTGGACTACATTTAATGGTAAAATGAATTATAGTGATACAGTAAGTTTAAGCAATAGAATTAATACAAAATTAAATAGCGCAGATACTGCAAGCCTATCCAATCGTATCAATGCAAAAGCAGACGCATTAAGTGGAACAACAAACACAGTAGCTAAATTTACTTCATCAACAACAATAGGAAACAGCAATATTAAAGACAATGGAAATGCAGTAAGTATAAATACAACTGCTGCTGGGTTTGGTGCTTTACAAGTAGGAGATTACAATGGTGGAATAATGATTAATAAAGGTTCAGGTGCTGCATTGATTTTTAAAAATACATTGTCATCTGATAAGTTATGGGATATTAACCCAGTAGGTAATGACTTATCTATTGATGAATCAAATGTATCACCACCTAGAATGTATTTACAAGCAGGTGGAAATGTTGGAATTAATTTAACTACACCTACAAAAACTTTAGATATTAATGGAACTATAAAGGTTTCGGATACTGCATATTTTGGTAATAAATTATCAAATGGAACTTACACCTATACTTTACCATCTGCAACAGGAACGCTTGCATTAACAAGTGCTTTTGATACTACTTCATTAAGTAACCGAATTAATCTTAAATTAAACATTAGTGATACTGCTTCTATGCTTAACGGATACCAAAGCGCAATTAATTCTAAACAACCGCAATTAAATGGAACAGGTTTTGTAAAAGCATCAGGTACAACAATTAGTTATGATAACAGTACCTATGCAACTACTTCATCATTGAGTGGATATTTACCATTAACAGGTGGAACTTTAACAGGTGCTTTGGGTGGAACTAGTGCAACATTTAGTGGCACAATAAACTCAACAGTTGGGAATAATGGTGCTTTGTTAAGTGCAACTACTGCTACAACAGGTTATCAATATATTGATATTATTACTACAAGTGGAAGAACACAATTAATACAAGAGTCAAGTGTAGCAGGAACTACTGTTACTAACTCAACTGCCTATGCATCAATGTTTGGAAGTGCAGTTGCTAAAGATGTAATACTATTTACTAATGGGGCAAATAGATTAAAATTAGATGGCTCCACAGGTGCTGCTACATTTACAGGTAATAATGCAACAAATACCACAGAAAATTCTTCAGTAAGTTGGAACGATTTAAATGGCAACTTAATGGGTAAAATCGTAGGTTATCGTGGTGTAAATGGTAATGATGGAAATTTAAGATTTTATACTTCCAATACTTCTACTTTAGCTTTAACCCTAGCCTCCACAGGTGCTGCTACATTTAGTAATGATGTAACAGTATCGTCTGCTTCAACTAATGGGTTTATAGTAAATTCTACAAGTGGAGCATCATTTAGAGGATTTAAAATACAGCATAATGGTTCTACAAATGCAGGTTTTGAGGCTGATGCTAATACAGGTCAAATTAAAATTGGTGGTTATTTTAATACAGGAGATTATTTTCCTGTTATATATTCTGATGGAGTTGCAGCATTAACATTTGGAATAGGGGCAAGTCCTTCAGCTACATTTGTTAGTCTAGGAACAGGAACAGTTACTGCATCAAGTGGAACATTATCTACAGTTTCAGATTCATCTTATAAAATAGCTGATGGATTTATTGAGGATGCTTTGCCAAGTGTAATGAATTTAAAGCCTAGATATTTTTATTGGAAAGATAAAAGCGGATTAGATACTACAATTAGACAACTTGGTTTTTATGCACAAGAAGTTAATTCAGCAATAGGAGAAGAGGCGGCAAACACTCCAAAAAAAGATAGTCCTTGGGGTATTAATGATAGGTCAGTTATTGCTATGCTAACAAAAGCAATTCAAGAACAACAAGCACAAATAAAAGATTTACAAACAGAAATTCAAACTTTAAAAAACAAGTAATGAAAAAAACAATCACAACCCTAGTAATGGCATTAAGTATGTCAGCAGCATTTGCCCAAGATACATTAATTATCAAAATGGATACTACTACTTTTAAAAATGTAATTGCAATCATACAAAAGCAATTAGATAGCAAAGCAGCTAGTAATTATGTATTAGAAGCATTAAGTAAATATGAATTAATATCAACAAAACCCAAAGAAATAAAGAAATGAAAAAAGTAATATTATCAGCTTTGATATTGGCTTCATTGTCAACAAAAGCACAAATGTTTAGAAATGGCGGAGATACTGCTATAATTGGAAATGATACCATCTATTATCAAAAGGGTGGTATATTAATTAAGCCAGTAATTGTTAATTATTCAGGCGAAAGCGCTTGGTCATTAAGTTGGACTGCTAACAACCTATCAAGTAACGGAGAAGGATGTAATACCTATGTAACATTAAGAGGTAAGAACAACCAGCAGTTAGCTGATTTTAATTGTTTTATTCCTGCTTCAGTTGTGGCAGTTTGGGGGATTAGTAATTCTCCGATTGATTCGACAATATTAAGTAAATATCCACGTTTCGTAAAACAAGACTAATGAACCTTCAGGATTATAAGATATATATTTTTAATGGCTTTGCGCTTTCGGTGTCAATGACTAATGTTGAAACTTACCTACGCATTACTTTATTAGTGCTTTCAATAGCTTACACAATTTTTAAACTTTTAAAAAATGATAAAAATGAAAAATCTTAAAACAAGTTTAGCTGGTTTATTGGCTGGTTTGCCTTTTATAGTGGATGCGCTTTTGCAAGCCTATACTGCTGGCACATTTACCAATAAAAGCGGATTGCAATTAGTTGCAGCTATTGGGGTTGTATTATTAGGTCTATACTCTAAAGACCATGATGTTAAGGGCATTTAGTTGGTTTGTGGTAGTTTCCTTATTAGGAGGCTGCTACACCCAATTTAAGGCAACAAAACAAGTTGGTAAGGCATTGGCTTCATATCCGCAGATAGTGGCTAGAATCGCCCTAGATTCATTCCCTTGTAATGTTATCCGAATTGATACGGTAATATACGAAAGAGATACGATTGTAGAAAGTTATCCAGTTGAGACTACTTTAGTAGATACATTTGTTATAACAAAAAAATTGTATGTTAAATTGCCGTACAAGACGATTTACATAACTAAAGTGGTTGAATCAACTGCAAAGCTAACTATTATTAATGCTCAATTAGATTCGGTTAACAATGCAATTTGCGAATTGCAAAAGTCAAAGGATGAAATAACTAATAAAGTAGGAAGAAAAAACAAAACTATTTACTGGCTACTTGCATTTATTTTTGCATTATCAATTCCCTATGTTATCCGCATTTTAAATTTGTTGACAATTAAAATATAGATTTACACATGAAGCAGCCATCAGAAGAATTTTACAGGTTAATAAAGTTATTTGAGGGATGTAAATTAGAGGCTTACAAATGCTCTGCAAATGTTATAACAATTGGCTGGGGTAGTGTATTGGATAGTAAAGGCAATCCTATTTATATGGGTGCTAAAATAACACAGGCTGAAGCGGATTTACTTTTGAAAAATGAAGTTACACGAAAGGCAGATTTTTTAAATAAAGAACTAGGAAAGACAGTTATTAATCAAAACCAATTTGATGCGCTTTTGTCATTTCAGTATAATTGCGGAAATGCTGCATTAAGCAGAAGTTCATTATTAAGAAAAGTAAAAGCGAATCCAAAGGATATTTCTATAATTGCAGAATTTGCGAGATGGAATAAAGCAGGTGGCAAAGAAATTAAAGGCTTATCTATACGTAGAGCAACGGAATCCAAACTATATTTTACAAAATATGAGACCAAGATTTAACGAAATACAAACGGATTGGTGGCAACAAAAGCAATTATTCGATAAGCAACTTTACAAGGTATTAATATTTTCCGATTGTCATGGATGGCTGGCAGACTTATCCGCTTTGCGTTGTATCAACCAAGTACTTCAGCACAATAAATTCGATGAGGTTATTATTAACGGTGATATTACCGACATGCCATTCATATCAAAGCACAGTCAAAGGTTATATTCTGAAGGCATTTTAAAGGGTTATACTGAAGTTGGAGAAATTGAATACACAAAAGAGCAGATATTAAAACCATTGCGTTTAAGTACTGAAGCAAAAATAAGGATCAGATTAGGCAATCATGATGAACGGATAACAAACCCTTTTAATTTAGGTGATAAGCAACTAGCAAGATTAGCAGTATTATACAAAAATTATAATAGTACTAAATACAATGAAATGCTTGATTTAAAGGATAGTGATAATTTCATTTATGATGAAAGCGATGTTTATAACCTATTTAATATTTTTGATGTTACACATGGATTAAGTTTAAATAAGACGGCAGCCGAGAAAAACATTTTTGAATATATGGGTAGCGGCAGCACTGGTCATACGCATAGGCTAAATTCAAAGTATTTAACGAATAGAAAAAACCCTTACGTATGGTTAGAAAGTGGATGCACAAGGTTAACTAAAGAAGTTGAATTTTTTCCTACCGGCAAAACTGCGGATTGGCAGCAGGGATTTATTGAAGTGGTATTTACTAAAGATTCATTCTTTGCCCAGCCTACTTTAATATTAAATGGGCAGTGTTATTATAACGGTATAATTTACAAGGGATGAATGGAAGTATATTAATACCTGAAAACTTTAAACTAGCTGGCAAGACTATTAATATAATTATAGATAATGAATATTGTAACGATAACAACTGCCTAGGTGAAGCAGATTTCAGTTTAAAAATTATCACATTATGCGATACCTATGCTGGTAAGAAATTAACAAAGCGAAGTAAAGAGCAGATATATTATCATGAATTAATACATCAGATATTACACACAATGAAACTAGAAAGATTAAAGTATAATGAGTTATTTGTAGATAGTTTTGCCGATTGCTTAATTGAGTATGAAAGGACAAAAAGATAGTTTGTTTTTTAGTTTTTGGTTAATCCTGCCGTTTTTACGGTGGGATTTTTAATTTATTTTATAGCTTGAAACCCAATGGAATCAAGCCTTATTATAATTATTATATATATGTTATAAAAAAAACTTTAAAATAAATTTGGTAGTATTAAAAAAGGTTGTATATTTACATCATCAATCACAATTAAACCACTAAAAAATGACAAATACAACAACAAACAAAAGAGGCTACACTTTTACAACTTACACAGCATCAAAGCCTTACAAAGTAGCTGAAAATGGTTTAATGTATTTTAAACAACTTATCACTTGGGATAATAGCAGAATTGGTAGAGTTATATATGATAGAACAGTTTTAATTGATGCAACAAACGCAACATATCCACAAAAATAAAATAATCACAAGGGGTGCAGCATCCTATCAACTGCATAAACCAAAAAACAAAACAAATGACTTACGCAAAAATTACATTCAACGGTTCAAAAACTTACATGGTAGTTGATTCTGCTAACCAATGCAGGTTTGCTACAACTTCAGAAAAAAAGGCAAAAAACTTTTTAGCTAAACTTTTAAAACAAGTAAAAAATTAAATTATGAAACCAAGCCAACTAAAAATGCTCGAAGATTTGTACAACTTTCTTGGAGCAAACGAAACCTTACTAAAGGCAGAATTTAAGAAAAGCAAAGAATTAATGCCAGATGTAAAAAAAATTAACTTCCTGCAATTTTGCGTTATCACTTATTCCAATTTAAATGAAACAAATAAAAGTAAGTAAAACAGTCTACCCACCAAAGCAGCCAACATTAATGAAATGGATGCAAGATTTCAAAGTAGGTGTAAGAATCGAAATGAAGTCAAATAATAGAGCGGAAAACATGAATCAATTTTATGACATTCAAAAAATTAAAATATGACAAACAAAGAGATTAACGACGCAATAATAATTACAATAATAATAATGGCAGCTTTATTTGCCGATAGTATTTTAAACTTTTTTTAACCAACTAAAATAAAACAAAATGAAGTACAAATTTAACACTTTAATTGTAAATGAAATTGAAATTGAATTACCAATTTATTTTAAAATAAATAATGCAAATGGGTATTTTGCTTTATATGAAAAACAAGCTATTGTAGTTTATAATGATTTTGATATTTGCAAAAGCAATTTTCCGCAGAATTATTTTAAGTATATAAATTCAGAAAGTTATGAAGTAATTACTAAAGAACATTTTGTTTTAAATTTAGAGCAGGAATATAGATTATTAATTTCTAAAATTTAAACTATGAAAGACAGTATAGAGTTATACATCGAACATCCTACCGACTGGCAACAATCCGAGTATGTTATAGTGGATTTTTTTATAAATTGGGTTGGTGATAAATTGGATGATCTAGGAGTTGAAAAATGGAGAACTAAAGATTTAGCCGAATGGATTACCGAAGATATTGTATATTACGAATTATTAAACCAAATAAAAAAACAAAATGAGCAATCTAATTAAAATTCAAGCCGAATTAAAAGCACCAAAAAATCAAACGAATGCGTTTGGAAAGTACAAATACCGAAGCTGCGAGGATATCCTTGAAGCGGTCAAACCTTTACTTGCAAAGTATAAATGTCAGTTAGTAATTAGCGACGCAATTAAAGAAGCTGGAGGGGTTATCTATTGCGAAAGTAGAATAGCATTTACCGATGCTTTAGAAAGCATAACAGTTACAGCCTGCGCAGGAATAGAACCAAACCGTAAAGGTATGGACATAGCGCAGTCATTCGGTGCATCATCCAGCTATGCTAGAAAGTACGCTTTAAACGGTTTATTTCTGATAGATGATACAAAGGACGCTGACGCTACCAATGACCACAAACCTAAAGAAGATGCAAAACCATTTATGACGGATGATAAAATGATTGGGTTAATTGCAAGGTACAATGATGGCGAAAGGGATATCTTTGAGAAAGCAAAAGCGCACATGATTTTACGAGACAAAGATTTATTAACCATAAAAGCAATGAAATGATAGAACAATATTCAACTGAATGGTTTGCCCAAAGAATGGGTAAGCTAACATCATCAACTATTTACAATTTGATGACTGAACCTAAACTAAAGTCTGAAGCAGGTCAATTATCCGCAACAACAAAAGAATATTTAACTTCTAAACTTGCTGAAAGATTAACAGGTGTACAAAGAGAGTTTACATCTAATGCAACTAATCACGGACTGGAATTAGAAAACGAAGCGATAAAATTCTATGAAGGTAAGACAGGAAACAAAGTTAATCCTAGTGGATATATCGAAAGAATATCAGGTTTATACGGAGGAACACCAGATGGCTTAATTGAAGGTGGAGGAATCATACAAATTAAATGCCCTTACCAATATTCTAATCATATCAACAACGGTGTTATAGACAGTCAAGAATACTTTAAAAAGAATTACAAGCAGTATTACTGGCAATGTCAAAGTGATATGATAGTAACGGAAAGCGAGTTTTGCGATTATGTTTCTTATTGCCCACAGATTGCAGATAACTTAAAAATGTTTATCTTTAGGATTGAGGCAAATGTTGAAGATATGGAATTGCTTTTACAAAGAATCTCAATGGCTGGAGAATATTTAAATAACCTTTATAATAAATTATATGAACGATAATCTTAAAACAATACTAAAATATATTCAATTGTATACGGAATGCGATGATTACGCAATGGGAAAAATAGCTTTATTATTTGATTTATACCCGATAGAAAAGATAAAAATTAAAACTATCGAAAAAGAAAAGGTAGAGTTTATGCGTATATTTGAAAGTATAGACGAATGGACGGATAAATATTTAATTACAAATAATTTATCTTATGAGCAATTAACTGCAAATAATCGTAAATATGAAACAGTTAAGCAAAGGGTTCATTTCTCAAAAGCTGCTCGTGAACATGGATTTATTTTAACTGATATTGGAAGAAAATTAAAAATGCACCATTCCAGTATTATGCACCTTGTAAACAATTTTCAACCATAAAAACAAAACAATGACAACACCAACAAATCAAAATGCAGAAGTATTAAATTTACTTCTAACAGAAAAACAAACATCGCTTAACCTAGTGATGAAAGGTATTCTAAACCCAACTGCAAGGATTACAAACCTTCGAGCAATGGGGGTAAATGTACTTTGTGAATTTATTTCACATACTAATAAATTTGGTAGAGCAATTCGTTATGGTCAATTTTCAGTATTGAACAAAAAAGATTCAAGGAAAATTTACAAAGAAATTAATTAATTAACTAATTAGGTAGGGGTGAAATTCCCCTACTTTTTAAATTTACATTATGATTAACATCAGTTCAGATATATTCAATTTAAAAATAAATAATTCAGCTAAACTTTTTTTTGTTTATCTTCAACATACCAAAGCACTAGAAAAATCAAATGCTCATTACGCAGATTGCTTCGAAGTAAGCACAATGACAATTACTAACTGGCTTAATGAATTGGTAGACAGTAACTTAATTGACATTACCTACAATTTAAATAAACGTAAAATTAAAATCAATGAATAAATCTTATTACTTTAGCCATGATTATAATTCGGCAAACGATGTAAAGATTCTATTTTTACGCCAGCAATTAGGGATGGAAGGTTATGGCATCTATTGGTTTTTAGTTGAGAATCTTGCACAGGCTGGGGGAGTTTTACCCATGAATATTACACCAGTTCTTGCAATGCAAATGCAAACAAACGAGGTAAAAGTAAAGGCAGTAATTGAGGAATTTAATTTGTTTACAATCGCAGAAAATGGATTCTTTTCTAAAAGATTAAACGACCATTTAGGATTGAGAAAGAAATTAAGCGACAAGGGTAAAATTGGAGCAGCTTTACGTTGGAAAAATGGGGGGGCTATTGGGGTGGCTAATGGGGAGGCTTATGCAAAGAAAGAAAGTAAAGAAATAAATAATAGTGATTTTGTAACCAAAATTGTTCTTTAATACATTCTCAATCATCAAAAAAGTATAAATGCTATTTAAAAGCATTTTAAGATAGCAAGGATTGATTTTAAATTACTTTTGATAGAATCTATCAAGAACCAATTAAATAACCAAAAAACAGGCTTAAAATGGCTAAAACAACAAAAGCACCACCAAACAATAAAGAGGTAGAGGATAGGATACTAGGAGTATTATTAATCGAACAAAATTCAGTACATACCTACATCGCTAAAATTACTTCAGAATTTTTCTACCAAACTAAAAACCAATTAATATTTAAAGCTATTCAATCGCTTTACGATAAAATGAGTGCGATTGATATAGTAACAGTTTGCCAATACTTGACAAATAACAATGAAATTGAAACAGTTGGAGGCGCTTATGAAATTGTAAAACTTACAAATAATGTTACTGGTAGCAGTTCAATGAATGACTGGATATTAATCCTTCAGCAAAATTACTTACAAAGAAAAGGTATTGTAATAGGTCAGGAACTTGTTAACGATTCTTATCAGGGAGAAATTGAAAACCATTTAAACAATGCAAGTAATAAGATTTTAAACGCACAAGAAAGCATTTATAAAAATAGCGAAAAGGGGATGGCTCATTACATTATGTCATTATCCAAAGAAAGGGATGCAGTACTTGAAAATGGGCAGATAGGAATTAACACAGGATGGGAAAGTTTAAACAAATATATTAGTGGATGGGTTAATCCTGATTTAATTATTCTAGCAGCAAGACCAGCACAAGGCAAAACTGCTTTTATGCTTAATGCAATACTAAACGTTTTAAGACAAGATAAGCCGGTAGGAATATTTAGCCTAGAGATGTCAGGGGAACAACTAGTTAACCGATTAATTAGCTTGGATAGTGGTATAGCGCATCATTATTTAAGAACTAATAACCTTACGGAAGCACAAAAGTTTATGCTAATGGCAAGTGAGGAAAGATTGCAAAAAGCTAAACTTTACATTGATGACACACCAAGTTTAAATATCAGAGACTTACGAAGCAAAAGCGCAATCCTAAAAAGAAAATATAACATTGAATTTCTTTGTATTGATTACCTACAACTAATGTCGGGAGTAGATAGGAAGGGAAATAGAGAAAGCGAGATAGCAGAAATAAGTCGGGGATGTAAAATAATAGCAAAGGAATTAAATATACCAGTAATGGCATTAAGTCAATTAAGCAGAGCAGTTGAAAGCAGAGCGGATAAGATGCCACAGTTAAGCGATTTAAGGGAAAGCGGAGGAATTGAACAGGATGCAGATTCAGTTATCTTTTTAATGCGACCTGAAACCTACGGAATAAAAGAAATAGAAGTTGATGGAATGACGCATAGCGCAGAAGGTAAATGTATAGTTAAGCTAGCAAAAAATAGGCATGGTAATTTAAAAAATATTCCTTTCCAGTTTATAGGAGAAAGGATGGAATTTAAAGAAATGAAAATATGAGAAATTTAACAATAACAACCGACCAACAAAAGCACATCCAAATAAATTACAAACTAAAAAAGCAAAAAGATTTAGCTGATGAACTTGGAATAACTTTAGGAGTATTAAAAGACAATGCAAGATTAATGAACTTATGTACTGAAAGACCAAAAAGAAATAAAGATTGGAATGAACATTATATCCAGTTATCAGTTTATGTAAAAAGAAAACATTACAAAGAAGCAGAAGCAGAATTTAATCAACTTGTAAAAAAATATAGATGACACCAAAACAAAAAGCAGCAGAATTAGTTAATAAATATTATCAGTATTTTGAATCAAATACTAATGCTAAAGAATGTGCATTAATAGCAGTAGATGAGATTATAAAAGAAATTAATAATAATTATGATACATTACATTCAGCAGATAGAAAACAATATTGGAAAGGAATTAAAAAAGAAATAGAAAACTTATGAAAACAGCAATGCAAGAATTAATTGAAGAATTAGAATCAATTAAAGGTTACAAATATGGAGGATTAGTAATAAGATTAATAAAAGATAAACTTGAAAAAGAAAAAGAGCAGATAAGAGATGCTTGGATTGAGGGAGGTGATTATTCTCGATTATCAGAAGAAAGTGATAGAATATTAGCAGAACAATACTACAACCAAACCTATAACCAAAACAAATAACCTATGAAAGGAATTAAAAAAGAAATAGAAAACTTATGAAAAGATTTATAAGTTTTAGTGGTGGAGTTGAAAGTACAACTATGTGTATTTTATATGGTAAAGGAGCGACTGCTATTTGGTGCGATACTGGAGCAGAACATAATGAAATGTATGAAAGAATTAATTATGTAGAAGATAAATTAAAAAAATTACATAAAGGAGATTTTGATTTAGTAAAAGTTAGCAATGAAAAGCATATAGGGTTAGAACATTATGCTAAAAAGCAAAAGTATATGCCTTCAGGTCAAGCAAGGTATTGTACAAGACTTTTTAAAATTGAACCAATAGATAATTTTTTACATAATCAAGGTGAATGTGAATTAATGATTGGATTTAATGCAGATGAAGAAGGTAGGACTGGTAATTTAGAATTAAAATCAAATGTAAAATATACTTATCCATTAATTGAAAACGGATTAAATAGAGATGACTGCGAAAATATTTTAAAATTAAATAACCTTCACCCAAACTTCCCTGTGTATATGTTAAGGGGTGGCTGTAGAATGTGTTTTTTTAAATCAGAAAAGGAGTACAGGGCAATGTATCATTTAAATAGAAAGGAATTTGATGAAATGATTGACTTTGAGGAAGGCATGCAAGATAAAAGACTGAAGTATTATGCTATAATGGGCAATGGTAAAAGTCTGCGCCAGTTAGGTATTGAATGCCAACAAGAGAAATTAATGTTTAATGAAATAGAAACACTTTATAAATCTTTAAAAAAGGAAACATCTTGCGGTGCTTTCTGCCATAGATAACTTATGAAAGCAATATTAGAATTTAACCTTCCTGAAGATAATCAAGAATTTGAACTAGCAGCAAAAGCATTAAAGATGTTTGGCACGTTATGGGATTTTGATGTATGGCTTCGAACAGAAATTAAATACAATAACCAAGAACAGTATGAACCAGTCAGGGAGAAGCTGCGAGAATTGATGAATGATAATAGAATTGATTTCGATATGTGCGAATGATTGATAAAAGTATAATTAATGATTGATAAAATGTAAACTTATGGACGAGAGAAACGATTATAATTCAATACCAATGCAGCACACTCAAACAGCAGTAGAATGGTTGAAATGTGAATTAAAAAAGATTCCATTTATTAATGTTATTGAAGTATTTGAACGAGCCAAACAAATGGAGAAAGAGCAGATAATAAATGCTTGGATAGTTGCTGATAATGAACTACAAAGAACAGCAGCAGAAGGATACTACAACGAAAAATATCAGCCAAAATAGGAAGTAAAATAGTGCCAAATTAAGAAGTTATACTGCGCATATTTAAGAAATAGTAAACTGTATTTATACTGTGAGTATAAAAATAAGGAAAAAAGTAAACCAATAGATTGACAAATAGGTATGTCTAGTAAACCAATTGCTTTACTATCTGCATGAATTTTGCTGGATATTTCATGCATAAAGTTCTTTATAAAGCACAAATGATGGATATATGCGTCATTTAACGAACATTTGACATACATTTAAAAACATAAGTCAGGAATGCCATTATTTGAATTAGGTGCAAAGAAATATAAATAGGCGCAGATTAATAAATTATAAGCAAAAGCATATAACATCCGCAAATATGCGTGGAATAGAATGATTATTCAACGCAAACATAAATTATAAACTTAAACAAAAAAGGAGGGTAAACTATGATATCAAAAGCAGTTTAAAAATTAACCAGTAGAGAGGATGATGATTAAATTGCTTTTGATAACTTTATTTAATTTGTTAATAACTTTATTTTAATTTTATGAAATGTTAGAGAAAGACTTACATCGATTAGTTTGCGACTACATACGAAAGCTATACCCATACGTTATATTCCGGACTGACTTTAGTAGTGGAATGAGAATGTCAATAGGGATGGCAAAGCGACACAAAGCACTACAATATTCAAATGCTTATCCTGATTTATTTATAGCTGAACCTAAAGGAAACTATGCCGGACTATTTATTGAATTAAAAACTATTAATAACGTAGTATTTAAAAAAGATGGTTCAATGAGAAAGAACGCACATCATGAGGAACAAGAAACAATGATGTTAAAATTAAGGGGTAAGGGATACAAAGCAGAATTTGGGCAAGGATTTGGAAATACAATTAAATTAATAAACGAATATTTAAACCAATAAAAATGAACGAAGAAAAAAAACAACAAATTAGACTAGGCAGCGGAAAAAAGATTAATGAAACCTTTTTATCCTCCAGCCTGTGTATTACCGACGCTCTAGAATATGCCTATGAGTACAACGGCAAGAAGTATATTAAACTTAATATCAGCATATTTGCAGAACCTGACCAGTACGGTAAGAATGTAAAGATTACTTTGAACGATTACGACCCAAAAAGTAAAGATATAAAAGCAGAAATAAAATCAGTAAGTATTAATACAAATGATTCTCTACCTTTTTAATGAAAAACCACACTAAAATATATTTGAAATATTTTGGGTATGGATTGGATTCGTACATTGCCTGCGAAGTATGCGATAGTAAAGCGGTAGACATCCATCACATTGAAGCACGTGGGATGGGTGGAAGTAAAACAAAAGATACTATTGAAAACTTGCAGGCACTATGTCGTCAATGTCATATTTTTTTCGGTGATAAAGATGAATATTTACAATTCTTAAAAGATAAACATAATGACATTATTGGAGGAAATTAGCGCTGACTTACAAAAGCGCGAGACCAAAGGTATTAATACCTATGGAACTACACTAGACAATGCAGATTTAAACAAAGCGCAGTTATTAAATCATTTATACGAGGAACTGCTTGATTCGGTATTTTATATTAAAAAATTGATAAATGATAAAACTTAAAGTTGCTGCTATCAAAAGCAATCCTAAAAATCCAAGGTTAATAAAAGATGACAAATTTAAAAAACTTGTAAAGTCTATTAAAGATTTTCCTGAAATGGAATCAGTCCGACCGATTGTAGTAAATAAAGATATGGTTATACTGGGCGGTAATATGCGTTATAAAGCTATGATTGAATGCGGATATAAAGAAGTTAATGTAGAAGTAGTTGACTGGAGTGAGGATAAGCAGAACGAATTTATTATTAAAGACAATATAGGATTTGGAGATAATGATTGGGATATGTTAGCAAACGAATGGGATATGGAGCAGCTTGAAGGATGGGGTTTAGATTTACCAATATTTGATTATAAAGAAATAGATGCAGAAGAAGATGACTTTGATGTGCCGGATGGTGGAATAGAAACTGATATAGTTATAGGAGATTTATTTGAAATAGGAGAGCATAGGTTATTATGCGGAGATTCAACTGATAGCGACCAGGTGGAAAAATTAATGGATGGTCAAAAAGCGGATATGGCTCATAACGACCCACCTTATGGAATGAAGAAAGAAAAGGAAGGGGTAATTAATGATAATTTAAATTATAGTGATTTATTGGATTTTAATAGAGAATGGATAGGCTTACAATTTATGCACCTTAAAGAAAGCGGAAGTTGGTATTGTTGGGGTATTGATGAACCACTTATGGATATTTATAGTGAGATATTAAAGCCATACATTGCAGAACAAAAAGCAACATTTAGAAATTTAATTACTTGGTTTAAAAATCCAAGTGGTTTAGGAGATGGTCAAAATAATTCAATAGCAAGAAGTTTTGGTGTAATAACAGAAAAATGTTTATTTGTTATGATGGGGGTACAAGGTTTTAATAATAATGCTGATAATTATTTTGAAGGTTTTGAAGTATTAAGAGATTGGCTAATTAAAGAAAAACAAAAAAGCGGATTAAAAAATGAAGAAATAACAAAATTAACAGCAACAACCCACACGCATTATTGGAGCAAAAGCCAGTGGGCATTCCCAACTAAAGAACATTATAATTCTATTAAAGAAGCATCAAATGGAAAAGCATTTACAAAAGAATACGAAGAAATAAAAAAAGAATACGAAGAAATAAAAAAAGAGTACTATTCTACAAGGGCTTATTTTAATAATACTCACGATAAAATGACAGAGGTATGGCAATTTGATAGGCATATAAGGCAAGGAGATGAAGGGGGACACGCAACACCTAAACCAATTCCTTTATGTGAAAGAGCAATAAAATCAAGTTGCCCTGACAATGGATTAGTTTTAGATGTATTTCTAGGTTCAGGTTCAACAATGGTAGCATCACACCAACTTAAACGCAAATGCTATGGTATGGAACTTGACCCTAAGTACTGTCAAGTAATAGTAAATAGAATGCTCAAACTTGACCCAACATTAACCATTAAAAGAAATGGCATTGATGAAACACAAAAATGGTTAGATGAACAAGTGTAATGATATAGTCCTAGAGATATACAACCATCCTGACCTAATAAAAGCGATAAGCAAAACAAAGCCTGAATCAATACAAGACGATTTAAGACAAGAAATAGCAGTTAGCTTACTACTTCAGCCTTGTGATAAGATAAGTGCTTTATTCGCATCTAATAACTTATTAAGGTATGCTATTAAGATATGTTGGTTTATGGCTACTTCTAAAACATCAGAATTTTATTATAAGTATAAAAAAAGTGATTTATTAAAGGCAGTTGAATATTTTAACAGTCAATTAGACTTACCTACTATTCCTGAAAGTTTAGCAATAGAGGCAACAAAAGCGCTAACAAAAAACAATACCAATATAGAAACCGACCACGAAATAAGAATATTTAATAAATACGTAGAACTTGGAAGCAATAGAAAGGTAGCAGAATATTACGGTATACCAGTTAATCACGTTTGCAATATTACTAACAAAGTAAAAAAAGAATTAAAATGTATATTATTACAATAGCAGCATTCACATTTGCTTATTACTTCATTAATGTATTTAATGGTCATATCATACTAAAGCGAATATTCAAAATTCCTTTAGTTAAAAGATTACGACCTTTCGACTGCATCCAATGCTTAACGGTATGGTCAGCATTTGCATTTACGTTCTTACCTATTCATACAGTTGAAACAATAGCAGTAATATTCGCAGCAGGGTTTATATCAATAAAGATTAAGTAGATACAAAAGCATGAACATAATAGGATTAACACATAAGGAATCAGGATGCGGTTATCATAGAGTAATATTACCTTTAGCTTTCATGGATGATATTAAAGGGTATGTAACCAACTTTATAACTGAAGATAAGACCGATGATTGGAATATTTTACTATACAATAGGATATGTCAGTACGACTTAAATTGGAGCAAAACAAAGGAATTACTTGGATGTCAGATAGTTATGGATATAGATGACCATTGGAAGTTACCATTTAACCATTTAAACTACGAGGCATACCAAAGCATGGGTGAAAGGATAGAACGGAACTTAATGCAGGCTGACCTTGTTACGGTTACTAATTCCAATTTATTGAATAAAGTAAAGCAATTCAATGATAATGTGATAGTTATACCGAACTGTTTACCTTATGGATTAAATCAGTTTACCGATGTAAGGGTGGCTTCTGATAAGGTAAGAATATTTTGGTGCGGTTCGGTAAGTCATGAAAACGATATTAAGATATTAAGAGAACCATTAAAAAGATTGACTGGTAATATTCAAATGATAATGGGAGGATATAATGATAGCGACCCTTTAACTAAATCAATATGGGATAGGATGTATTCAATGTTTGCCGGTAAGCATGATTCAATTAAATTACCATCAACCAGTCCAACTACCTACATGGATATGTACAATTACGCTGATATTGTTTTAATACCATTGGAAGATTCAGATTGGCATGGATGCAAAAGCAATTTAAAGATACTTGAAGCAGCGGCAAAAAGGTTGCCTGTTATCTGTTCAAATGTTGCACCGTACAACTTGGATGCAGATGCTCCGGTGTTATGGGTTAATAATCAAAAAGACTGGTTTAAATATATTAATTTATTAATCAATAATCCCAGCTTAAGGGAAAATTTAGGCAACGAACTATATGCGTGGGCGTCCAAAAGGTACAACTTCAAAGAAATTAATCAACAACGACATAGTGCCTACAAAAGCATTATCGGTTGAGAAAGCAGTAAATAATATATTTGATAAGCATCGGCACTTTTACGATTTCTACCATAAGACTGGCGAGATAGTAAACTTTAATCATGATATTCAAAAAGAATTACTAGATGAGTATAGAAGGGTAAAAGATGCGTACTACCATTATAATACTAACTGTACTATTTGCGTAATTGACTTTTTAAATCTAATATACCGATGGTATGACATTCAAGCATAGCGGAGCAACTGGTGATATTATATTTAGTCTACCTACCATTAAAAAAATGGGTGGAGGAACTTTGTATATTTCACCTTATCATTTGCAAAGGGCTGAAAGCATAGCGCCGTTAATTAAATTACAGGATTATATTAAAGATGTTATTGTAAGTGATATAACACCGCCTATTGATGTTGACTTGGATAAGTTCAGAGTATTTGCAGGTCATCACTCAAATTTGATTGAGGCGCATTTAAAGGCACAAGGATTAGAAGATAATAGCTGGAGGGATGGATGGTTAAGGATTGAGGATAAGCAGCCTATAATCGACTATACTTATTCGGTAATAAATACAGGTTCAAATTATAAAGACCCTAACTTTGATTGGAATAAAGAAATAAAATACTTACTAACGTTAAGCGATAGGGTTTTTTATTTGGGTTATAAAGAAGAATTTGATTTATTAAATAATAATGAAGCGGAATTTTTTGAATGTGATTTTTTAACTGCCGCTGAAATGATTTATTACGCTAGAATGTTTACAGGTGGATATTCAGCCTTATCAACAATTGCAATGGGATTAGGTATTAATTATAGGATGGTTCAAGCACCAGACCATACTTGCAGTAGTTTATTAATGGAAAGAGAAAAAATAATAAATTTATGAGTTTAGAGAAGCAACCACATGGAGGGTTTTTAAACCGATATGAGAAAGGCGCAGCATGGAAGGGTAATAGGAATGGTAGACCTAGAAAGTACATAACTGACCTAGCACCAATGGGTTATAAGAACGCACAGGTAATGGATTGTATTCAAGTATTAATGGCAATGACTGTGGATGAACTTAAAGCGGTTTGGGATAACAAGGAAAGCACTATATTAGAAAAGACTTTGGCAAACGCTTTAATCAAATCAATGGCTAAAGGTTCTTTGTATTCAGTAGATACATTATTAAGTAGGGTATACGGTAAGCCTAAAGAAACTACGGCAGTAATTCAGGATAGCAAAATAGAAGTAGTTTTTGTTAAGGGTAAAACTATTTTATGATTTTAGAGTTACCAGAAGCACATACAAATCAATTAAAAATACTTGAATCAAAAGCAAGGTTTAGGGTTGTAATGTGTGGCAGAAGGTTTGGAAAGTCTGAATTGTCACAGGTTGAAATAATCAGTAATGCAATTCAAGGAATGAACGTAGCATATATTACACCAACCTATAAACTAGCAAAAACATTCTTTGAGAAATTAACACAAAGTTTACCATTTGAAAACAACAAAAGCGATTTAACAATTCATTTTCCCAATTCGGGAACTGTTGAATTTTTCACAGGCGAAAGACTAGATAACTTAAGGGGTAGAAAATTTCATTTAGTTGTTATTGATGAAGCAAGTTTTATACCTAATTTAGAAGATGGCTGGCTAAATTCAATCCGACCAACGTTAACCGATTATCAAGGTAGAGCATTATTCCTATCTACACCAAGAGGTAAAAATTATTTTTATTCTCTTTACATGAAGGGAGGGCAAAAGGATTGGGATAGTTTTAAATTTACTACATACGACAATCCTTATATTTTAACTTCAGAAATTAATGACGCAAAAGCACAGTTACCAAATGCAGTATTTGAACAGGAGTATATGGCTAACCCAATGGAGAACGCAGCAAACCCATTCGGTTCAGAACATATAAATAAATGTGTAAAGTTCATAAGTACCAATGAACCAATGTATTATGGAATAGATTTAGCAAAGTCATTCGATTGGACTGTCATTATTGGATTAGATTCTAATGGAGATGTTTGCCATTATGAACGATTTCAAAAAGATTGGCTTCAGACAAAAGAAACAATTAAAAACATACGAAAGCATAAACATATTTTTATTGATAGCACTGGAGTAGGTGATGCAATTGTTGAGGACTTACAAAAGCACTTTAACGACATGACTGGATTTAAATATACATCAACTAGCAAGCAACAATTAATGGAAAGCCTTGCATCATCAATCCATAAAGCCGAGATAGGATTCCCAATTGGTGCAATCAAAGATGAATTAGAAATATTTGAATATCTATTTACATCAACTGGGGTAAGGTATTCAGCGCCATCCGGATTCCATGATGACTGTGTAAATGCTTTAGCTTTAGCCAATAAATGCCGGATTGAAAATAGGGGAAGCGGACAATATCACTACATTTAATTACATTTCTCAAAAACTTATATAATAGATATATGACAATTAAACAATTTCAAGAGTTGTACTATGTGGCTACTTCATCCGATATTGACCTAGATAAGTCAATTAAGATGGTAGGGATAGTAACAAATAAAACACCCGAACAGGTGGAAGCAATGTCAATGCTCCGATTTAATTTACTATGCGCAAGGGTACACAATGAGTTTAAATTATTTGAAAGAGATTTATTAAAAACCAAACCAAAAAAGATAGTAAGGATAGGAAAGCGCTTTTATAAAATCAATTACGATATAGCAAAAGCAAAAGCATCAACCTATGTTGAAGTTGCAACCTTTAGCACTGATATTATTCAGAACTTACATAAGGTAATGGCTTCAATAGTTACACCGATTAAATTTAGATGGGGCAAGTGGGTTGAGGTAGAGCATGAAGATTTAGCAAAGGAAATGGAATCAATGGATTTCGAGGCTGCTTATCATGCAGCGGTTTTTTTTTACACACTATTCAATGTATCAATGCAAGTTATCCAGCCTTATTTGATAAACGAAATAACAAGGAAGGGGATATCGAAGGAGAAAGCAACGGAGATACTGACGAATTCGCAAAGCATTTTGGATGGCTTTACAATGCCAAGATGGTCGCAGACTTCGAAGGAATACCTTTACAATCGGTTTGGGATTTAAAAGTTTTACATTTTTTAAATGATTTACTTTATTTAAAATTAAAGCAGGATAAAGAAAATGAGCATAACAAAAAGCCAAGCTAGAGAAATTGCACTAGGCAGGAATCTAGAAGGTGATTTTAATTTGGAGGATAATAAATTAATTGATTTAAAAGATGTTACGCTTTCATTTTTTGAAAAATACGCAGCTATTTATTTACTTGCAATCAGTGAAAGCATAAAGAAAAATCAAGTTGTCGGCAGTGGTAAAATGCTAAAGGGTATTGACCCGCAGATTTCAAAGGAAGAAAGTACCATGCGTATTTACATGGCTGATTATTATGACTTTGTAAATAAAGGGGTTAAAGGTGTAAAGAATTATAAGAATGCGCCAGCAAGTCCTTATAAATATAAAAATTATGTAATGAATGCCGAAGGTAGGGCATCAATAAAAGATTATATACAAAGCGGTAAAGCGAAGATAAGTGTAGCAACAAAGAAAAACACAACAAACGCAGTAGGATTAGAAAAGAAAAAAATTAGTTTAATTGATTTAAAAACAAATACTTTAATTTATTTGATTAAAAAGTACGGTATTAAAACGACTAACTTTTTTGATGAGGCAACCGAAAGCGTAAGAAAATCAATGATTGAAGATATAAGCGAAGTAATGGCACAAACAATAGTAATTCAAATAGGACAACCCAAAAAGAAATGAGTATAACAATTAACACAAACCCAGCAAGCGGAAGTACTGCACAAGATGACCTGTGGCACGTTGCAACAAGTACGGCATCCGGTTCAACTGATATGAAATATATCTTTGAAGTATATGTTGGTGGAAATAGGAAAATATCAGTAAGGCAATTTCCTGAACCATCAAACGGTAAAGCATATTTTAACGCAGGTGCTACGGTGCGAAATAGCATGACTTTTAATTGGTTTGAGCCAATTGGTAGCGCTTACGTTTATGAGCCAAATTTAAGCGGTGAAATGGCGGTACAATACGATATAAGAGTAGGTGAGGAAGTAAGCGGAATAACCACCTTTAATTTAGCATCTGGAAGCGTAACTGCATACAATTACAATGCGCCATTATTCAAAAGGAGGGTTGCTACATTATCAGATAGGTTAAATAAATGGTTAACAGTCCGTCCAGCTTATGCCAATACTAAACTAGGTGAAAATTTATATATACCATTTTATACAAATGCGGCATTAAATTTAAAGTGTTCAACCTATGACGCTTCAAATAATTTAATAGCTACGGCAAGCGGAAGCACTACCACAATAGAAAATGGATTTGTACAAATGAATATCGGAAGCGCAGCCATTGCAACCGAATTAGGTATTACAATTAACGATAGTGTAAAGTATTATGAAGTTTGGTTTAATAGTTTTGATAAAATAAGGGTTAATGTTGTTTGCAATCCAAAGTACGACCCTATAAATATTCACTTTGTTAACAGTTGGGGGATGTGGGATAGCGAAAGATTTGATTTAGTTAGTAAACTTAATATGTCGGTTGAAAGGAAAGGATTCGAGCAAAGAGATTATAGATTTAACGGTAATGCAGTTGAATACAAAAGCGCATCAAATAGGTATTATGAAGGTGCAATTAATTATAGTAATAAATCAAATTTTACTTATAAGTTAACTGCTGACGCATTAACGGATGATGAGTATACTTGGATGGCAGACCTTATAGTATCACCACAAATATTAATGGAAATTGAAGGATATTTTTATCCAGTAACATTGACTGAAAATAATTACGAGTTTAGTAAAAATGTATTTAACAAATTAAAGGCATTAGAGTTAACGTTTAATATGAACCAAACAAGATACTCCCAATTACGATGACAAGAATATTAATCGAAGGATTTGACCTAGATATTGACAAAGGATTGAGCAATCAAATTACTTATTCGGTAAGTGATTTAAAAGCAATAGATACTAAAACAACTTCATTTAGTAAAACAATTATATTACCTGGAACTGCAAATAATAATAGTTTGTTGGGTAATATATTTGAGTTTAATAATGCTAACTATACAAACATTGTTGAGCCAAATGTTAAGTACAATTACAATGCAAGTAAAACGGCAAAGTGCAGTATTGAAGTAAATGGAATGACTGTTATTAAAGGAATATTTAAATTGCTTGAAATTATTATTGATGGGGAGAATATCGAATATGAATGTAGCGTAATCGGTGAACTTGGCGGATTTTCAATGAAAATGGGGGCAAAGAAAATTGAGGAGTTAGATTTTAGCGTTTATAATCATGTTTACAGTATAGCAAATATAACTGGTAGTTGGGCAAATGAAAATGCAGGGGCTGGGTATTATTATCCCTTAATTGATTATGGTACTTATTCAACCGATAAAAAAAATTGGAAATATGGAACTTTTAGACCTGCTTTATTTGTAAAAGAATATTTAGAAAAGATTTTTGAAGTTAATGGCTATACGTATGAATGTGATTTATTTAGTACGGATAGATTTAAAAGATTAATCATTCCACATAACTTAAAAAAAATAGTAAGCTATCTAACAGGGCAAATGGAGTTAGCTGCTAAAATTGCAACCTATACAGGCGCAACGGCTTGGAGATGGAATGCAGTAACATTGGGCGATTTCCTTTCTGGAGATATTGATGGAGAAAGTTGGTATTATAACGGAGCAAGCACAATAACCGCAAATTTTAAAATAGCATTATCAGGTCAAGTTATTTCACAGGATGGCGCTGGAGTTAAACCATTTGAATTAAGAAAGAATGGGGTTATAATTGGATTTGTAAATATAACAACCGGAAGCAGTTTACCATATACATTTTCTAATAAGCAAATAAATGTAAATAATGTAAGTGTTGCAAATGGTGATACATTTTCCGTTACTTATCCATCTTATAGTATAACATCATTAAGACAAATTACAAGTTCATTTAAAGTAACTACTAATTCAGTTAGTCCAGTAACAATCAATTTAGGGGATACAATTACTATAAATGACTGCATACCTAAAAACATACTTCAAAAAGATTTCTTTGCTTCGATTCTTAAGCTATTTAATTTATATGTAGATGAGAATAGGTTTGATGAAAAGCATTTGATTATTAAACCTTATGTTGATTATTATAACGGAACTGTTGAAGATTGGAGTGATAAAATAGATAGGGCAAAACCGATTAGAATTAAACCTATGTCGGAATTAAATAGTAGGTACTATTCTTTAAAATATAAAGATGATAATGATTATTGGAACGAGTTATATAAAAAAAGATATAATGAAGGATATGGTAGCAGGATATTTGACAGCGAATATGAGTTTTCTAAAGAGACTGAAAATGTAGAATTAATTTTTGCACCAACACCATTGGTCGGGTATGCAGGTGAAGAAAAAATTTACAGCACTATATTTAAACAAACAAATGCGCTAGAGGAAACCATTGATAGTGTTATTAGAATATTAGTAGCAAAGAAAATTACAGGGGTTGCAAGTTATAATATCCTAGATGGTGCGACTGTATTAACAAGCCAGACTGCTTATGGATATGCTGGACATTTTAACGACCCTGATGCAGTAGCAAACGATTTAAATTTTGGTGCAACACAAGAACTATTTTTTACATTAGTTAGTGGCGCTTTAAATGTTAACCAGTTCAATGTTTATTATAGTCCTTACATGGCAGAGATTACCGATAAAGATAGCAGGTTATTAAGTTGCAATGTAAAGTTAACCGATGTGGATATTTTCAATCTTGATTTTGCAATTTTTAAATATATTGATGGCGGTTTATATAGGTTAATTAAACTTACTGATTATACACCAGAAGCAAACGAAACAACGAAGGCAGATTTTTTAAGAGTAATAAATAAAGAATATTAAAATGGCAGATACAAAATCAACGATAGCATTAGAGATAAAAGTAAATGGTGAAGCAGCAACGGCATCGGTAGGTAGTTTTAAAAAGCAATTAAAAGATGCTAATAATGAATTGCTTAATATGGCTTCTCAATTTGGGGAGGCATCAAAAGAGGCATTAAACGCAGCAAAGAAAGTAGCAAGTTTAAAAGATTCTATCGGAGATGCAAAAGCACTAGCAGATACATTTAACCCAGACAAAAAGTTTGTTGCTTTAGGTGGTGCATTACAAGGGGCAACGGCTGGATTTAGTGCATTACAAGGCGCTATGGGGCTATTTGGGAGTGAAGGCAAGGAGGTTGAAAAAGCATTGTTAAAGGTTCAAAGCGCAATGGCTTTACAACAAGGGATAAGCGGTATTGCTGGGGCAATGGATAGCTTTAAAATGTTGGGTAATGAAATTAAGGGCAATCTTGTAAAAGCATTTAGCACATTAAAGGGTGCAATTGCAGCGACTGGAATAGGTTTATTAGTTGTTGGAGTAGGGTTATTAGTAGCAAACTTTGAGAAGGTTAAAGAAGTAATGTTAAACTTGATTCCGGGATTATCAAAAGTTACTGATTTCTTTGGTAAGATGATAAATGCAGTTACTGATTTTGTTGGTGTTACAAGTGAAGCAGAAAGGGCAACTAATAGGATGATTTCGGCAGCCGATAAAAGCATTGATAAAAATAAAAAATTTTTACAGGAACATGGAGACGAAATAGACCAATATACAAAAAGAAAAATTGATGCAGAGATAAGTTATAATGAAGCAATAAAAGTAAAGGGTGCTGACCAAGTTGAAATGGCTAAAAGATTGAATAGAGAATTAGCACAAGCAGATGTAGATAGAAGAAAACAAATTAATGCCGATGCTAAAGCAGTAAAAGATAAAAATGATAAAGATGCTGAAGCAGCAAAAATAAAAAGACAAGCAGCAACTGATAAATATTTTGAAGATGCAAGAAAGCAAGGTGCGAAAGATTTAGAAATAGCAGCCGCAAAAATAAAAGACGAACAAGAACAAATAAAAAAAGAAGAACTATTGGCAGGTTCAAAAGTTACAATCAGTTCAAATGCTGCAATAGCGGTAAGGGATGCCACAAAAATGAGTGTTGAACAAACAGACGCATTAAAGAAAAAATATAATGATATTGATTTAGCAGATGCAAAAATATTGCAAGATGCAAAAGTAAAGGCAACACTTGATACTTTAAATATTGTCAGCGATATACTAGGCAAGGAAAGCGCAGCCGGTAAAGCAATGGCAATTAGTATGGCTTTAATTAATACTTATCAAGGTATTGCGGCAGGTGTTAAACTTGGTTTTCCTTTAGCAATTCCTGCGGTATTGGCAGCGGCAGCAACTGGATTTAAAGCAGTTAAAAGTATTATTGCAACTAAAATACCTGGAGGCGGTGGCAGTGGTGGAGGAGGTAGTGCGCCATCAATGGGAAGCATAGCAGCACCAATAAAGCCTGAAGCACAAACTACAACATTATCAACGCAGTCAATTAATCAAATAGGTGTAGCAAGTTCAAGGGCATTCGTATTGGAAACTGATGTAACAAATAACCAAGAAAGGATACAAAGATTAAATCGCGCTGCGAGAATCAATTGAGTATAAATTAAACAACTATTTTTAAATTATATAATATAAATATGAATTTACCTATTTACGATTTAATAATTAATAACGATGAGGACAACGATGCAGAGGTTTCATTTGTGGCTTTGGTTGATTCTCCTGCAATTAAAAAGGACTTTCTCGCATTTAATGAGGAATTTATAAACCCATCAAAAGGAGAGCAAAAGGATGAATTTTTACCACGTTGCATAAGTTATGTAATTAACGAAGGAAAGGAAACGGAACAAGCGGTTGCAATTTGTAACAGTTTATGGGAGGAACATTTTGCAGGTGCAAAGGTTTCATTTGACTACGATGATACATTAAGCACAAGCAGGGGTAAAGAATTAGCAAAGAAAGAAATAGCAAGCGGTAATACCGTTTATATTATTTCAGCACGAAGCGACAAAGGTGCAATGCTTGGAGTAGCAAAAGATTTAGGTATACCCGATAGTAGGGTTTATGCAACTGGCAGCAACAAGGCTAAAGTTGAAAAGGTAAAAGAATTAGGCATATCAAAGCACTACGATAATAATAGTGATGTAATTAAGGAACTAGGCAGCATAGGAGAAAAGTTTATGCTAATGGCTTTCGCTATTCAATCAGAAAATGAGCATATCATTACAGGTGCTTTAATGATTCCACAACAATTAATTTATAGAAATTCAGAACAGTTCGGAGAACATTACGTAAAGTTTTCAGTTGAAACAATTAAACAAATAGCAATTAAGTTTAGCAAGAAGGGATACCAAAAGAACGTAAACATAATGCACGAGGCAGATATGCAAGTGGAAGGGGTAACAATGTTTGAAAGTTTTATAAGCGATTCAAAGAGGGGTATTAAACCGATGGAGGCATTTAAAGACTTGCCGGATGGAACTTGGTTTGGTAGTTTCTATGTTGAGAATCCTAAAGTTTGGGAATTAGTAAGGTCAGGTGAAGTAAAAGGATTTAGCGTGGAAGGTATGTTTGACTATGAAACACCAATGTCTGAAGATGAAAAACAATTAGCAGAATTAAGAGAAATTTTAAACAGTTTTTAAAAATCAATATAATAGTATTATGGAAGCAAAAGAAATATTACAAAAAGTAAAGCAATATTTTAACGAATTAGCTGCACCTGAAGTTATGGCTGCCCCAATGGTAGAACCTAAAGAATACGAACTAAAAGACGGTGGGAAAGTTATGATTGACGTTCTTGAAGTTGGCGGTATTGTAATGATTGACGGTAGCGCTGCACTTGCAGGAGAAGCCGAGTTGGCAGATGGTACAAAAATGACTATCGGAGATAACGGTGTTATTACTGCAATCGAATTAGGTACAGGAATGGAACCAGCAGAACCAATTGCAGAACCTATCGTTGAAGATATGGGAACAAAATTTGCTGCATTCGAAACATTGACATCAGAAAAGTTTGCTAATTATGAGATTAAGTTTTCAGCCTACGAACAACGTTTTGCTGATTACGAAGTTAAAATGAAGAAAGCAAACAAAGTAATTGACGAACTTTTGAAATTATCAACTTTACTTGTGGAAGCACCAGTACAAGCACCTGATAGTTCAGTAAGAACATCAAACGCTTTTAAAGAAGAAGTAGAAAAAAAGAATCTTAATATTTTATTTAATTAAATTAAACATAAAAAAAAATCATGGCATTAGCTTTTAGCGGATTATCCGCATACACAAAACAACTTGTTAAACCACTACTTACCAGTGCTGTATTTGACGCAAAAACACAACAGTTAATTCTTGCAAGTGGTATCGTTATACCAAATGTAAAAAGTTCTGTTGCAATTCCTTTGATGGAAACCGATGCAGTATTTGCTGCACAGTCTTGTTCTTTCGATGCAAGCGGTACAACTACCTTTTCTCAACGTACTATCACAGTAGGTAAAATTAAAGTTGAAGAAAAAATTTGCCCGAAGGATTTAGAGGCGTACTTTACACAAGAAGCGCTCAAAGCTGGTAGTACTTACGAGGACTTTGGTAATGCAGATTTTCAAAAAGCATACTTCGATAAAAAGAATATCCGTATCGCTTCTCAACTTGAAACTGCAATATGGCAGGGAGACGCAACAGGTGCAACCGCTAACACTAATAAGTTTGATGGTCTACAAAAATTAATTGCTGCTGGTTCTCCAGTACTTGCTAACGTATCTGGTTACACAGGTGTTACTGGTTCTCCAATTGTAACTGTTAATGCTTCAAACATTATCGCTGCAACTGAAGGTATCTACAAAGCTATTCCTGTTCAAGTATTGAGCAAAGGTGATGTGAAAATATTCGTTGGTAATGATTGGTATCGTTTGTTGATTCTTGCTTACAGAGAGAAAAACATGTTCTCTTACAATCCACAAGATTCACAAGCAGCTTCATTTATCTTGCCTGCAACTAACGTTGAAGTGATTAGCGTAAATGGTTTGAACGGAACTGGTGATGCTTACGCAATCAGTCTTTCTAACATGGCTTTAGCAGTTGATTTGGTCGATGAGGAAGGTTCATACAAAATGTGGTATAGCGAAGATAATAACGATGTACGTTATAGAGTAGAATTTAAAATGGGAGTAAACGTTGCATTCACAAACGAAGTAACTTCTTTCATCGCTGCAATCTAAATTTTCTAACATAGGGCGGTAGTAAAATATCGCCCTATTTAATATTATATTTTATGCCATCATGTGCAATAGTTAGCGGATATACAATAGATTGTAGGGATTCAGTAGGTGGAATTGATGCAGTATATTTCGCAGAATTTGGAAACGTAACAATACTTGATGCTAGTGGTATCGTTACAGGAATTACAAAAGTAGCTGGCAAAAAGTTTTATAAATTCGAGATACCTACAAAATCAAGTGCAGTTGCTTCAAGCAATCCAACTGGTTCAATCGAAAATGGTACTTTGTTTTTTGAGCAAACTTTGGATTTCCCTATCAATAAAAGGGATGCCACCACTAGAAACATCATAACTACTTTAAGTAAAAATAAAGTTATAGCAGTTACTCTAGATAAGGATGGCACTTATAGAATGTACGGTAAACAATTTGGAATGTATTTAGCTGCAAGCACTGGCACAAGTGGCGCTGCTGCCGCTGATGCACAAGGATATGTGTTGAAATTTGAAGCTAGTGAAAGAGAAGATTTCTTTGAAGTTACAAACGCATTAGGTTTGGCTTTGACTACCGCAGGATAACAATTCTTAATTTATTAATTTATGCCCCGACCGATGAAAGTCGGGGTTTTTTCTTATGATAAATTTAACGAAAGGACTTACCGAAACAATTTACTTTACTGGTACTGAAAAGGCTACCATCGACAACCCATTTTTTTTATTTGTGTTTATCCACAGGGTAACGCTTGATGTGGTTAAATTAATGGCTACAAATCAAAGTATAACTGGCAGATATGATAAATTTGCATTTACGGTAAATAACTTTTTTGATTTAAAGGAGGAAGGATTTTGGAGTTATACTATACATCAAAAAGTATTGGTAACTGATTTTACAGTAGCAGGGTTAATAGTTGAGGAAGGTTTTATGTATCTTAATCCAGCAACTGCATTTGAACCAACAAAATACGAAGAACAAAATAATAATTTCGTTACTTATGGAGAATAATTATAAAAATATTATTACGGTTAAATTCGCACAAGCGGAGCAACCTAAATTTGAGGAAAAGAAAGGCAAAGGATATGTTGAATTTGGTTTAAATAACAATTACCCAGATTACCTTATAGGATTGTATAATGAAAGTCCAAAACATGGTGCAATCATCAAAAGCAAAACTAATTATATTTTTGGTCAGGGTTGGGATGGCATAGAACAAAAGGCAAATGTTAAGGGTGAAAGCTGGAATCAAATTACTAAAAAATGTATTTTAGACGATGAACTTTTTGGAGGTTATTATTTACAGATTATTTACAATTTATTAGGCGAGATTAAAGATGTATACCACCTTGAGTATCATAAAGTAAGAACGAATAAAGAGCAAAACGAATTTCAGGTAAAAAATGATTGGTCAGATACTAAAGAAAAGCCGAGATACTATCCTGCATTTAATATTAACGACCCAGTAGCTAGCCAAATATTATTTGTTAAACAATACAATCCTAAATCAGATATCTATCCTCTACCTAATTATTTTCAGGGATTAAATTACATTGAAAGCGATGTGCAAGTAAGCAGACATATTTTAGGTAATGCAAAAGATGGTTTTGTTGCTACTACTTTAATCAATTTAAATGGAGGTGAACCAGCAGAGGAAGCAAAAGAAGCAGTTGAAAGAGGAATAAAAAAGAAGTTTACAGGAAGCGAAGGGGATAGGGTTGTTATTATGTTTAACAAATCAAAAGATAATAGTGCTGAAATATTGCCGTTATCTTCTACGATGTTAACAAAGGAAGATTTCACGAATGTAAATAATTTAATTCAACAAGAGATATTTGCATGCCATCAGGTTACTTCACCGAGTTTATTCGGGATTAAAACAGAGGGGCAGCTTGGCGGTTCAACCGAGATAAGAGACGCCTATAAAATATTTGCCAATACATACGTTAACGAAAGACAACAAGCGATTGAGGAAGTATTTAACCAATTGTTTGACTATGTAGGTATTGAGGGAGATT